CTGTTAGCACAAAGTTAGCACAGGCTTATGTGGGCAACGCTAAGGGATTGCGTTCTCTAAATCTTGGCTTGACAACAGCAGAATTAAACAGCGCAGATTTTGAGACTGTCCAGAAAAGAATAACTCAACTGTTTGGCGGCCAAGGTCAAGCAGCAGCAGAGTCCTATGTAGGACAGATGAACAAACTTGCGATTGCATCTGAACAAGCCTCAGAAATCATTGGCGGTGGCTTGGTTGATTCTTTACTTATTCTTAGCGACAATAACACTGTTGATGAACTCGCTCTCGACATGCTTGACGCAGCTCGTAACACAGCAGCTTTCACTAAGAGCGTTGTAGATCTAGCCAAAGCAATTAATGCACCTGTTAAAGGTTTTGCTGAGATCATGACATCATTTGTTAAAGCTACAGATCCATTTGTAGATCTTATTATTGAGGGTGATCCTTCTGGCTTTATGACAAAGAAGCCACCTGCACCATCAACTGCGCCCATAGCTGGGTTTAATGGCAAGACTTTCTATGCAGATGCACAAAAGAACGCAGAAGCATTAGCCAAAGCTGAAAAAGATGCAAAGAAACGCGCAACGGAACTTCTAGCAATCAAGAAGAAGCAACAGGCAGCCGAAGCCAAGACTCTCAAAGACAAGCGATTGCAATTAGCAATCGACAAGGCTAACCTTGCCCTGCTTAAGGGCGAAGAAGTTTTTGACATGGACAAGATCCAGAATGAAGCAGCCCTTAAGTCTCAGGCTGAGCAACTAGGCAAGGCAACTACTTCACAACAGGTCTTACAGATTGCTAACGACACTGCTCGCCTTAATGTTAAGAAGTCAATCCTTGCATTAGAGGATGCTATGGCTTCTAAGGATGAAGCAGCAATCAAAGCTGCAACGGCTAAACTGAATGCAGATGTGGGAATTCTTGGTGCTTTGACTGGACAAGACCTTAAATTAACCAACATTAAATCAATCCTTGATAGCCTAGAGCCGAAGGATCTAATTAACCTAGATAACCTTAGAGAAGCTTTGGCTTTGTTAAAGCAGATTCCTATGCCTGTTGGTACTACTGCAGCAGCCTTAGCTGCTCCTTCTATGCCTAGCAGCTTAAACCCTATTGCTGGGGCTGGTGGCGTTAGAGCACCTAGAGGCTTTACTAATGAAGAACTACAATATTTTGAGGATGCCAGCCAGTATCAATTCGGCAGCATGCTTCCTTCTGCATCTACATCTGGTAGCACTCCAGTAAATATTACTGTCAACACAGGCATAGGAGACCCTAACGCTATTGCTGAAGCTATCGACCAGGTACTTGTACAGGCAGTACAGCGTGGCACTTTGAGAGGTACATTCGTAACCCAATGACATGGCTACCAGAATGGCGCGTAACAGTAGGTGATGATGTCTATACGACTGTCACCTCTGTTTCCTATGCAACTGGTCGCTTAGACATTGATAGACAATGCACGGATGTCCTGTGCGCCATTTTTTACAAGGCTAGAGTTATCTGGCTCTGCCCAAGCATAATTCGGTGATGTTGCCATTTAGGTTAGTGCTCCTGTCGCATTTGTCCATGTTAGTATAGCATTGACTCCAGTCCACGCTAAGGTTGCTGGAAATACTGTTTCCCATTGTGTCGTTGATAATGAGAAGTCTGTTGCTGAGACATAGAGAGTGATTTCAGTAAAGCTAGGGGTTGCCCTAAGTGCGACATTCTCCACAAAGCCATCGAACTGACCATCTAGCAAGTTGCTTGGCAGGTTGCTGATGAGGACAGGCTCGCCAAAGAAAATGCCGATAAGGTCATTACGCATGGAATCTGGCATGTCTGGATTGTCAAGTCTGAAAGTAATTGCACCTAATGAACCGCGTGGAGTCTTACGCAATTTGAGCTCTCTAGAGGCGATGTCGGTAATGTCTGCAAGGTTCTTGATGTTAGAGTCAAAGGAACGCTCAAAGAGTCCGTATGAGGCTATAGAATCGGTATCAGAGGTGCTGTAGGTTGAGCCGTATCCTGTGGCGTAGCGATAGATAAGGCTGTTACGGATGCGAGCAGTCTGAGTTGTTGAGGTGATAGAGCTTGGTGTTGCATACGAGCCATCAAGGTTAGTGAAGCCATTTGCTGCGAGATAGTTAGATCTGTGATCTGCATCGTCATAGCTCACATTCCCATCGTTTTCCTCGTGGAGTTGTCCGAGTGCGCTCGTGGCAATCTGGTCTGCAAGTGTCTGAGACTTGGCAGATGTGTTAGCAGCTAAAGCAATCATTGAAAGCCTAAAGCCTAAAGACCTTATCAACATTGCTAATCTTGAAAACGCCCTACGCCTTCTTCGTGAGATCAATCTTGCTTCTACTGGATCAACTAAGATTCCAACAAGCGCATCTTTAGGTTCTGGAATCCCAGCAGGGGATTACATCGCGCCTATCTCCACAGTCGGTGGTTCAATTGAAGCCATCCTAGAATACGCGGATGCAGCAGCAGCTCGCGCTAATGCCTTTGCAGACTTGCTAGACATGGAGAACGCATCGGCTGCAAGCCAGATGGCTTCTACACTTGATCTGGAAAGCATTGCTCGTTCATCCCTATTGCAGGGTCTAGCAGGTGGCGCAGGTGTGTCAGGTGCGGTAAGTGGATCACGCTATGCAGCACAAGCTGCTAATGCGTATAACATTACGATCCAGACAGGCATTGGAGATCCTAACGCTATTGCTGAAGCTATTGACAATGTGCTTCGTGAGGCACGAGACAGAGGAACGCTAACAGCAGTATGACATGGCTTCCAGAGTGGCGAGTTACAGTAGGTGATGATGTCTATACGACTGTCACCTCTGTTTCCTATGCCTCTGGTCGCTTAGACATTGACAGGCAACCCACAGCAGGTTACTGCCGAGTAGAGATCATCAACACTGATAACTCACCTTTCACCATCAATGTCACAGAGCCAATTACATTAGAACTGAAGAACTCATCTGGCACTTATGTCACAGTCTTTGGCGGAGAAGTGTCAGACTTCAACATTGGTGTCAGAAGTCCAGAGACTTCAGGCTATGTGACCACAGGCACAATTCTGGGCATTGGGTCACTTGCCAGACTGACTAAGGCTATTTATAACACAGCACTCGCAGAAGGTTTAGATGGCGCACAGATTGCAGCCATTCTCGGTTCAGCCCTTAACCTTTCATGGAATCAAATCACACCAACTGTCACATGGGATACCTACCCAGTAACTACCACATGGAATGATGCAGAGTCTTACATCGGTGAAGTGGATTCAGGCTTCTACACCATGATTCCTGTGGCAGCTAGTCCTTCTGCTAAGTCTCAGACACTTGCAGATCAGATCGCCAATAGCGCACTTGGAGCAGTTTTTGAGGAAAAAAATGGAGATGTTAGTTATGCAGATGCAGACCACAGATCTAACCTACTTGCAGCAAATGGCTATACTTACCTCGATGGCTCGTACGCCACACCAAGTTCTATCACCTCAACAACTCAGACTTCTCGCATCCGTAACAGCCTTATCTATCGCTACGCCACAGGATACGGATCAACCTACAGCACCTCAGATTCCGACTCTATAGCCTCATACGGACTCTTTGAGCGTTCCTTTGACTCTAACATCAAGAACCTTGCAGACATCACCGACATCGCCACTAGAGAGCTTAATTTAAGGCGTAGCCCTAGAGAGCAACTGGGTGTGATTACCTTCCGCCTAGATAATCCAGACATCGGCAATGCCATGCTTGACAGCCTTATCGGGATCTATTTCGGTCAGCCTGTCCTTATTAGCAATCTGCCTAGCAACATGCTTGGTGGTACTTTTGAGGGCTTTGTTGAGAATGTCGCACTTCGAGCAACACCTACCTTTGTGGACATTACTCTATATGTCACAGCAACAGATCTATCCCTCAGCACGACTCAGTGGGAAACAGTCATTCCTAGTTCATTAGCTTGGACAGGCGTAAATGGTACACTTATCTGGAACAACGCGACAGGAGCATTAACTTAATGGCAACGACCCCGAACTTTAACTGGAGCACTCCAGACAACACAGGACTGGTTAAGAATGGTGCTCTGGACATTCGCACACTTGGCAACTCTATCGATGCTTCGATGGCAGATCTAAAGGGTGGCACTACTGGTCAAGTCCTATCTAAGGCAACTAACACAGACATGGACTTCACATGGGTTGCACAGGATGACTCAAATGCTATTCAGAACGCGATTGTTGATGCTAAAGGTGACATCATTGCAGCTACTGCTAATGACACACCTGCTCGCCTAGCAGTAGGTACTAATGGTCAAGTCCTTACAGCAGATTCAAGCACAGCCACAGGATTGAAATGGGCAGCAGCAGCTGGTGGCGGTAAAGTCTTGCAGGTAGTAAATGCCACTTATGGCGTGGCAGTAACTAACAGCACAAGCACTTATGCAGACACAGGACTTACTGCAACAATCACGCCATCATCTGCATCAAGCAAAATCTTGGTTCTTTTTCAGCAAAATGGATTGAATAAAAGTGCTGCTAATGTTTCAAGTCGTATCAATTTGCGACTTTTACGTGGCGCGACAAGCATCTTATCGCTTGGAGATTACTTTCTTTACAATGGAACAGCAGTTGAAATCGTCGGAGAAACTGCGGCGGCTTCCTATCTTGACTCACCAGCTACAACATCAGCGACAACATACAAAACTCAATTTATGAATCCAGTTAATGTTGCATCTGTTGCAGTGCAAGCAATCAGCGTACACACATCAACAATCACACTTCTTGAAATAGGTGCATAATGGCAACAGGTACAGATGTATTGAATATGTTACTTCCCGAAGGTGGTTGGATTTTAATTGGTGATGATTTTGATGGCATCACTTGGGTCGATGATCGACCACGATGCACAAAGGCAGAGTTCGAGGCTGGCTTTGCACAGTTCAATGCTTGGAAAGCAGAGCAAGAAGCAGCAGCGGTAACAGCTAAAGCAGCAGCGGAAGCAAAACTTGCTGCACTTGGTTTAACAGGCGATGATCTAAAGGCACTCGGATTATAAGTGAAAGCAAAGCTCTCTAAGGCTGCTGTTCAATTAAGAGAGCAGATCGATGACTCGTTCCCAGATCGTGACCGCACATCGGATGGTTGGATCGGTGATACCCGACACGCTGCTCGCAAGTCAGATCATAATCCAGATGAGCAGGGCTGGGTTCGTGCCATTGATGTGGACAAAGACCTATTCAAGGGTGGAAAGCCAGACATCATGGGAGATCTTGCTGATCAGCTTCGTACCTTATCCAAGTCAAAAACAGACAAGCGTATTAGTTACATCATTTACGATGGACGAATCTGCTCCAGCATCCTTAACTGGAAGTGGCGCAAATACACAGGGGCTAACAAACACACTAAGCACATGCATGTTAGCTTTAAGAAAGAAGCTGACAATGATGGTGCTTTTTTTCAAGTACCTATGTTAGGAGCATCTAATGGATAATCTACTTCTCATCATTGCTGGCGTTGCTGGTGTTGCACTACTTCCTGCACTTCGTCAGGCTATCAAGTCATACCGCGCTCGTAAGTCAGCAGCAGACATCATTGTCGATGCGCTAGAAGCAGCCATCGATGAGGTAGATAAGAAGTGACA